CACATAGATGGACTGATTAGTCGTGTTATTATTTGTAACCGACTGATCTATCTTGCGAATACTCTTCACCTTGTTGTGCAGATCCAAGAGTTCTTTGTTGGTGTCTGCTAGAGTCTTGATCATTAGCGCAACCACTTCATAGGCTCGTGGCTGATCGCCTTCTTGTGCCACAGCAATAACGCCATCAAGCGCGTTCTTGCCCATGTCAACAAGTTCCTTTAGATTTTCTCGTACCACCTCGTAGTCAGTCTTCAGGTCTTTTTCTAGTTTCTCGTCTGTGAGAGGAACAGGATCAACCTTTGCAAGAACTGCATGGGGAGGAACAATAAAAGATTTCACAGGCTCTGCTCCGAGAGCCTTCTCAATATTATCAAATCCACTCATATTGTACTCCTCAGATATTCCAATCAACCGTCAAGCCACCCGCAGCCATTGCCGCAGCGTATGTAGTTCCACCACCAGAAAGATTCTGATACACCTTGGCGTATGGGTCATAGTCGTTGGGATTGGAACTGGCTCCGCTTGGACCAGATATACCAACAAGCGCGTATGCGTAATTAGGAGTATCAGTGGTGTTTCCTGGTGCGTATGAGATACCACCAACAAAAGTATCACTGAACATTTCACCATTCCATATACCAGCCTGAACCACGCGGATTTCCTTGTAATTCTTTTCTGCACCAAACAGATGGGTCTTCATGGTGAAATTCAGCGTAAACACAATACTACGCCGCGTTTCAAAATCACCCTCGTAGTCTTCTTCTGTTGATACAGAATTCAGATAGATTGGAACATCAATTTTTTTATTGATAGTATCAAAGTTTATAGTAACCACGAATTCAGGAGCAAAAAACGGAAGAATCTGTTCAATGATTCGCAAACCGTCTTCCATGTTTCGCACATACACATACAGTCCAAAGTCAATGTTGTACGGTACTTCTGCGTAGGTGTAGTCTACTCCACTAGGATTGCTTGTAGTGGGACGAACAAAATGCCGTGTCACGCTGTTGCGTTTACGGTTTCCATCGTACATATATCCTGTGATTTCAAAAGAAATACGGGGAAGTGTGATCTGATTGGGATTTTGTAGATTGGGATCACCTGCAAGCCGCACCTTGAACTTCTCTTTGCCAGCATAGGCAATAGGAACAAGCATGGTTTTTGTGCCACCGCTCTCTTCCTTGTCGATATAGATTTGGTTGAACAAAGAACCAAATGCAGCGACCATGCGGCGAATCGAGCCATTATAGAAGTTGGTGAACAATTAATAATTTCCTTCACTGAATGGATCAGCATCAGTATGGTCAAAGATATTGTCTCGCTTTGTTTCCAAATCCAACTGCTCGTTGTCCTGCTGTTCCTGATGTCCTGCACGAACTGTGGTTTCGTAAACACCAGAAATCGTATACGAGGCTCCGCTTACAACTCCAATCAGCAGATCACCAACTTCAAAAACACCTTCTCGACGATTCACTCGCATACTCTTAGCACCCTGAGCAGGATCAGTGAATATATTAACATTTCCGTATGCCTTCTTCGTTGCCAAAGCACCTGTATACACCTCTTCTCCCACAGCATAGGTTCCTGTGCCAGTACCAAAGGTAAGCCCTTGCAGATATGAAGAGGAAATCTCCATGATGTCATCCATTTCGGTTTCCCCTGTACTGATCTTCTCATTCGAATACTTGAATATTTCGCAACTCAACTTGAATGAATACCGATCACCGCCTGGATAGAACGGATTATCGTGCTTTACAAATTTGATTTCAAACATGGAGTACGGATAGTCAAAGAAGATGATATCGCCTTCTCGTGGACGACCAAGCCGCCGAATTTCATCATGGTATCCCATGACATCCATGAACCGCTTGCGTGACACAATAAAGGTGGCAGCATCTTTTACATCCAAACCAAATCGACTCATTTCAGCATCGCCATCAAATCCTTCGGCGTTTTCCAAGTACATCTCGATACGACTAGAATCCACAAACTCAGAAACTTCTTCTCCAAGAATAAGATCTTCCGTTACCTTTTCGCGTGGCAAATAGATCATCTCATGACCGTGGATTTTGATTGCCTCGGTCGTGAGTGATTCAAGTAGGCTTTGTTCGCCTTTCTTGTTCCTACGAAAATACGGATTGACTGTCATGGTTATCCTGTAATAAAGTCAGGTGGTTCCTGATACTTGAGGAGTGCATCGTCTTCGATTTTTGTAACTTCGTCCAGTGCTTCTTGATAGATACGCGCCCCATTAAATGTAATATTTCCTGGCAGCGGAATGCCATCATACTTAGAAAGATTGGCACCCCACTGCCGTTTAATAAGAGCAGTAGTGTATTTCTTTAGCATTGTATCACCGTAGATTTCACCGTATGTGTCGGGATCAAGTGATGTGTACGCTTCGATAAGCAAGAACTGTCCCGCAGCAAAATCCTGCCAGTTCATGTGAATGGTGAGTTTGTTGCCGTATCTGCTGAACTGTGTCTGCTTCTCAGGATCAAGCAACTGCTGCAACATCTCCACATACTGCATTGTGGACACAAAGAAGTTCATGTTGGCTTGTCCTGTACGCAAACCGTAAAAGTCATTCAGTGCCATCTGGTAGCGAACATTAAACACATTGTTCATCTGTAGATTAAAGCCCACCTGAAACACGCGGCTAATAGAAATAATATTTGTCCCGTCTAAGCCAAGAGAATTGGTACTAATGTACCCGTTGGTTCTGTCTTGTTCCGTTACCTGATACTTGTAGTACCGCTTTTCGCTGGCGTGGGAGTTCCAATCCACAAAATAACGGAGAGCCTCATCAATGCGGTCTTCCACTTGCTGGTCATCCACATTGATTTCGATTACTGGTGCTCCCAGTGCGCGAAGGCAATAGTCTTTGAGTTCTTGTCGTGTCCGTGGATTCGCCATTCAGTGTCTCCTTTATTCTATTTAGAAGAACGAGACACTACTCGTTTTCGGCTTGAAGACGAACAACAAGCCTTGCCAATTCACCCTCTCGATTGCAAATGCGGTCACATTCGGCATCCGTAGACGGCAAATACAGCAGATTGTGTCCATCTGTTATATAATGCCGCACTCCACGCTCGTATACTCGTGTGCCAAATCCATGCGGTGCAGAATACGCGGGTTCGATTTTCAGAAAATCTGCAAATCGGTATTCGTTGCCGTTGATCTGTACGGTTCCACTGGTTCCATAATGAATAAGTTTCATTAGATTTTAGGTCCCAATTCAACAATTTCAAAAGCGACTACAGTATTTTGCTTTTCGGGAGTGTTTGTTTTCTTTGTTGCCTTTGCTTTTCCTGTCAAGTACAGGAATCCATTAGTAGTAAGTTGTGGAGCAAGTTTGTTCACTAGTCCTTCACCACTCAATCCGTTTAGTTCGTACAAGTTGGGTGCTGTTGTTACTCCAGCCACTGCTGCTTTCAAAGTATTTCCCAAAGAAAACGCCGAGGACTGGTAGGAAACCACATCCGCATACAGATTCTTTACGCCACCTGTAGAGAATGTGTACATATTTCCCTCAAAGTCAGAGAGATTATATGATTTAGTCAGACCAGCAATAATAATATTATCGTATATACTGCGAAGCACCGATACATTACTAGTTGTTGGGAGGAAAGAGAAGGTTTGACCAGAGAAAGACGCAGGAGATCCCGCAAACAGTACGGGAAAATCTCCTGGTGATGCACACACCCCACGCATTGGGGATGATCCCACCAAATACGCAATACTGTGATCCACCAAGTTTCCCTTGATCGTCTTTGAGTCTGCAAGCAAGGAAGTAGTAGAAGTCACTCCTGCAATCACCATGCACGCACCACTATCAAATCCAAACAGGTATCCTGCACTTGCTCCAACAGAAGAAGCCGTGTGACCACCGTCCACACCCGCAAACAGGGTAACACCATGAACAGAAGTGTTTTCGCGACTCACATTTGCAACACCAAGTCTGTCGCCTAAAGGATCAGTGAACGAAATCGCAGATACGACTCGTTTGGTGTTGCTAGAAGGAAACAGACTGCTGCCTAGTGGACCGTTCATACTCATCGCGTACACCGTGTAGTCTCCAGCAAACTGATTCGTGCTCACAGGACCAGTTGCAGAGTGAGGGAACTCACGAAGAGCCGCTGTGGTGGTTCCCATGCTGACCATGATGTGCTCCAAATAGCCCTTGAGCGGCTTGTCTCCTGATGCACCGCTGCCAAGCATGAAGAAGCCTGTGCTGTTCTTTAAGTCTCCCGAAATACCTGTGGTTTGTGCGTATCGGTTTCCGTTCCAATACGAAGAAACTGTTGCGGACGCGCCAACATTGGAGTACGCAATAGCAAACTGATGCCATTGGTTCAGCGTGACTCCGTTTGCAGGACACACATTGAGAGTAGTCTGATAGCCAGCACTACTCCAATTGCTTGTCGAGAACTGAAACTGTAGTTGATTGCTGCTGTTGTCGTACTCCAAGCGGAAGGAATCGTTGGTGGTATCGGTTGCTCCGTTGGCACTACGAGTAATAAAAATAGGATCGTAGTTTGTAGACGGTTGGGTTTCTAGATACAAGAATCCCGACATCATGTAATACGGAACTGATGTGGTTGTAAACGCAGGAAGTTGAAGTCCTGCCGCCTTTGTATTGGTGTCAAGGTACGATCCCTTGAACTGAATAGAGCGATTGCCCAACTCCGTGCCAGTGAGTCCAATGGTTGCCACTGTGGGAAGGTACTCGTTTGCAGTGGCTCCGCCTAAAGCAAGTCCGTTAATTAGAGTTGGAATATACTGCGACTGAAACACTTGCTCATTCATATTGAATGAGCCTATGATTTTACCATTCAGTATCTGCTCTGTAACAGGACTAATAGAAATTCCCTGAGATCCAGTGCTTCCATCAGGCAGAGTAATGGTTCGGGTTGTGTTCTGTCCCTTAATGTTCTCATCCACAATAATGGGATAGAAACCAGCAGGAATAGATGATGGGGTGAATAAAGCGGAATCGTATCCGTATTGCTCGGAAACAATTTCACCACCACTGTTGATTGTTACTAGTTTTTTATTCATAGAGTTCTCGTAATCAATTCGTGATGGTTCCGCCCTTGGTTAGAACCGCAGAATATGTGATGCCTATGGTAGCATTAGCAGCAGGAACTGCTCCCAATGCTCCAATATTTGTTGGATTTGCAATATAGTTGTGTTCAGTACCTGGTGTGCCAGTACCATCCCATGTTCGAGTGCCTGGAGCACCATACAAATATTGATTACTAGTAGTGGGTGCTGATCGTGTCATGATTTTTCGAAGATCTGTAGGAGTAGTAGCACGAGTATCCGATACTGTTCTAGTGGCTGTTGGAGTATTGGTTGTACTAGAAGCAACGGCATCTGATCCATCAGTAACAATGGTTGATAGTTGATTAGATCCAAACACAGCGTACTGTCGTTTTTCTGTAGCAGCGGCGACGAATGGTGTTGCTTGACCAACAAATGGTATGTGCATATTAGCCGTTCCACCATCAAACGCAAACACGGAACCAGCGTTACTCAAGTAAATTCTACTTCCAGAATCCGCACGCAACATAGATTCAAGATTCGTTGCTTGATAATGAGATCCCCACTTTCTGCCCTCAAGACTAGTCCACAAACCCACTCCCGCCCCTGTTGGATCCTCAAGCAACTTTCCTCCAGGATGAGTAACTGCGTATATTCTACTAAAAGATGCAGAGGATGATTTTTCAACAAGAACCACAGGAGTAGCAAATGTAGAGGGAAGTATTGATAAATTCGGATCTCCCACAAGAGGATGCTTCACAAACAGTGTTCCCACAGTAACCACGCTGTTATCAGAAACTAGAACGGCTTTTCCACTAAATCCTGTAATGGACAAATTTCCAGCAGTTGGATATGAGGATCCAACGAGAGCATCATAAGCACTTGCTTGACTAAATGTTGGGTAACCAGCAGCCACCGCACGAATATATCCAACCAACAAAGATGAATTTCGGCGAACATCAACAGGAGAATGCCCTCCGTTATTGATAATTAAAGATTTTTCTATTTGCACACTAGAACCGTCTCGGATTCTCATTGCTCCACTTGATCGGTCACCCCATGTAAGCGAATCCCATGCCCAACTGTAGAAAGCATTAATATATCCAGCAGCATTAGCAGTGCTAGAAGTAGAGTTAGGCATACCAACATACCCAATGGTTACACCGTTTTGACCAGACACCAGTACACTGCTTGCACCAATAATAATAGAAGCAGACACACCTGTTGCTGCTGTGTCTTTGTAGAATCTAATTGTAAAGGTTCCACCTGATCCCTGAGTAATTCCTCTAGTAATATCAGAATTGTACATATAACTCATGCCGTGTGGTGCTGTCTTGACGCAAAACAGCCCTAAAGTATTATAAGAAACTGCGTGATTAGGCGTACCAAACGGAACAGAAATACCAGTAGTACTTCCGTTAATGGTTGTGTATGTTGAAGCACCACCGTTATAGACATAGGTAACATATCCGATTTCTACTTCTGTTCCACCCCAGGGATGCATAAACATTTTAGCAGCAGGAAAAGTTTTCGAGTATCCAGATACATTTCCGCTATACGCCATTGGGTGTGCTGTTGCACCTGTGGTTGAATTCATGCCAGCGAACACAGGCACGGTTACCACCGCATAGTATCGGGGAGCATCCACATTACTAATCATTACTGAAGTTGCAGCAAAGCGAGTACCCGTAAAGTCTAAGCCCCGTTTGTAAGCAGAAATATATGATGTGCACTGTCTAAGGTCATCACCATGCTGCACATTAAGCCCCTGACCACTAGTAAAATCTATAACAGAATTCTTTGCAGTAATTGCAGTATGAACTTGAGATGTGCAGATAACAGGTGAGTTGTCTAGTGTGTTCTGTATTGCATAACGATTTCCAGTAGCGAAGTTCACTCCAGTGTTAACAGTATTATCCGAATACGCAGTAACTGTACTGTTGTATGCGCTGATTGCTGTTCCTGTGCCGTAGAATCCCAAATGACGAATTCCGATTACTGCGTTTTCCAAATGCAGTGATGTTCCGATCACATTATCTATAGTAGAAAAGGCACTTATTAGTCCCTGAGTAGTATTCAAAACAGATCCAGTGGTTCCCGCAGTGCCAACATACGGCTCCGTATTGCTTGCAAAGAAAATGTTTCTCAAGGCTTTTAGAGTTCCATTTTTCAAGAACAAAGTGGAACTGTTAGTACCCTGACCATGAATTAATCCAGTAGCAGCACGAATAACAACAGGATAAATGGACAGAACATATGGGTCTATAGTATTCCAAGACACTCCAGGATTTGCTGGATACGAAACACTGGTCTGTACATCACTCTTCCAAGTACTAGAACCGTAGTATCCGTTTGGTTGTGAGTATTGTGGTTCAGGATAATTACTAGGAACACCAGCCCACGCAATGGTATTGTTTACTCCTGCTTTACCGCCACCCCAAGTCAATCCAGGACACCGACTGTCTATATTTGGGTTTTGAAACTGAACTTGTAGTACCGCAGTACTTGTTGTGGCTCCAATGATTCGTCCAATTCCTAAAACTCCGTAAGAGTCTTCAAAAGACAACCCGTGATTAAAAAATCTATTACCAGTGAATTCGTAGCCGTATGGAGTCGTAACAGTTGCGTTACTGTTAATCCCACCACCACTAGTATAATATCCATAAGAATTACTACCAATGGTCGCATTAGTAATGGTGAAATACATTCCCTGATCAGCACTGGTGAACCCGTGCATGGTGACACCACCCGCAGTTGCGGTAAGACCATCAAACAAGCGAATGCTACCTGTGTGTCCACCACCTGCAAAACTATCAATGTTCCAAGTGTAGTTCTCTACTTGCCACAGGTATCGCTGTTTGAATTCCGCAGGATCACCTTCAATAATAAGATTTCCGCCCTGTGGGTGGTACAAGTCTACATTTTGATTAATTGTGTATTCACCACGCAGAAAGCGGATGTACAGGGTGGCACTTCCCACAATGGTATAAGTACGAGCAACATCCATACACTTTTGCAGAGTAAGATACGGCTTTGCCAGACTGCCGTCTCCTGTGCTGTCACTACCGCTTGGTGCTAAGTAGATCACCAAATCGGCGGCAAGCACCTTTAACTGCTCTAGTGATGGGTTACTTGGATACGGAAGTGCTGATTGTGCCATTTAGTGTTCCTGTGTGCGAGTCTATTGCTATTTATGTTTTCACTTTACACATCATGTTGTTCTGTAGAACACTACTGATCCTGCCGAACGCCACCCGTTGTTTCCTGTTGCAACAGGTACACCATTACCATCCAACTGTACAACCCCGTTTATACTGTACAGGGCTCCTGAATCATTAGCAAATAATAAAAGGGCATTGGCGGGAATATCATCGTATCGTCTTATAAGTAATGAGTCACCAGGATCGTAATTATATGAAGTTAAATAAACAAGCATACTGTATTTCTGATTTGCTATGCCGTCTGCGGAATTAATAAGTGGTGCGCGTATCCCATTACTCAATGGAGCAAATCCTGATGTAGCATTTTGTACTCGGCTCCATCCAAAAGTGGTCACCGTAGGAATCCAAACATTAGAAATACCTACACCCGCGCTTGTGATTGTTACACGAGTCGTGTCGAATGTGCGAATTATGAATCGGTTCGCATCGGAACCGATTTGTGGTCCTTTACCTTGATATGAATTACCCGTCCAAAAATCTTTGAATCGCATGGTAGACTCAAATTCACTAGTCTGTATAGTCAGTGGATTGAAATTACCAAGTGAAGTAATATCAAGCACACCTCCCCCGTTCATCGTAATATTACCGTTAGTTTGTATTCCATTATTACTAAGCCGAGTAAAGATTCCACCACTACCCACACTTGCGGAAACTCCAGAAATTCCCCCTGATGCTTTGATGTTTCCAACCACATCAAGAGCCTCTGTTGGTGCGGCTGCTCCTGCTCCGATGCCTACTCGGAGATTTAATGAGTCTACAGTAAGGATCGCGGTATCTCCATCATTAGTAAACATAAATCCCTTTTGTGGTGTACCAAAAGGTCTAAATCGGAGGAAATTTGCCGCATCCGAATCTTCATATAGTCGCAATCCAACCTGACTGCTTGTACCAGCACTCAATCGAAATGCTTCCGCTTGTGCCACCGTGGATCCTAATATTTCCAATTTAGCACTTGTTGGTGCTGTTCCAACACCAACACTACCACCCACTATAAGCCCACCAGCAATTCCTGCACCACCTGCCACAGTAAGAGCAGCAACACCAGTGGAAGTGGCAGAGGTAGCATTCAGTACTCGTGTTATACCACTAAAGGTAATTCCGCCAGCAGCAGAAATTCCGTCACCAACAATAAGATTTTTACCAATTCCTACACCACCCACCACTGTGAGCGCACCTGAAGTCGTACTGCTGGATGCAGTCGAAGATGCAGCGTTTAAGGTTTGAGTCTGAATCGCACCCACATACAACGCACCAGCAATTCCTGCACCACCCGCCACTATGAGCGCACCTGAAGTCGTAGAAGTGGATGAGGTAGCGTTAGACACGGCAACCGCACCACCCACATTCAGTGCACCACCCATCGAAATACCACCCGCAGCAGTAATACCACCCACATAGAGCGCACCAGCAATTCCTGCACCACCTGCCACAGTAAGAGCGGCAACACTAGTGGAAGTGGCAGGGGTAGCATTTAGTACTCGTGTTATACCACTAAAGGTAATTCCGCCAGCAGCAGAAATCCCTTCACCAACAATAAGATTTTTACCAATTCCTACACCACCCACTACTACTAGAGCACCCGAACCAGTATTGGTGGATGCTGATACAGAAGTGGCGTTCAGACTAGCAGCCTGAAATGTTCCTGTGCTTACAATATTACCAGAGTTTATAGTACCAGTAGTCTTAATTGCTCCTGATCCCAAATTTAGGTTAGCCGCAGTAATTCCTCCACCCACATGGAGTGCACCACCAATTCCTGCACCACCTACCACCACCAGCGCACCACTACTTACACTATTGGATTGGTCGCCAGCAGCGGCATTCAGGGTATTAGCGGTAAATGTTCCCGTGCTGATACTTCCACTTTTCATTACTCCAGAACAATCAAGTCTAGCCGCAGTAATGCCTCCAGTAACAGTAAGCGTACCACTCGCAGAAATTGCCCCAACAACATTAAGCGAACCAGCAGCAGAGATTCCTCCACCCACATTCAGCGCACCACCAATTCCCGCACCACCAGCCACCACCAGTGAACCACTACCCGTATTGGTTGATGGGGT